ATGTTAGATACTGAGATGTCAAAAGAAGATCATCTCAATCGCATCGTTTCTAACATAAGCAAGGTTCCAATCAACACCATATCTACAGGCAGGTTTTCCAAAAGCGCCATCGAAAAAGAAAAGGTCCGCGCCGCCGCAGCAAAATTAAAGGACATCCCATATAGCTATATAAGTATTGCCGGGAAGCCGTTTGAAGAAACCCTATCCATAATGCGGAGGTGGATTGTTCAAAACGTGGGCTTTGATGAAAACGGGAGAACAAACGAGTGCCTAATAGTGTATGACTATTTGAAACTGATGACCTCTGATAGTATTGGCTCAAGCCTTCAGGAGTTCCAAGTCCTAGGATTTCAAATAACATCCTTGCACAACTTCTGTGTCCAATACGACTGCCCCTGCTTGTCATTTGTTCAGCTTAACAGAGATGGTATCACGAAGGAGTCCACCGATGTGGTCAGCGGGTCCGACCGATTGATTTGGCTTTGCACTAGCTTTTCTATCTTCAAAAATAAATCGGACGAAGAAATAGCAGAAGACGGCGTAGAGAACGGAAACAGGAAACTAGTACCGCTGGTGTCTCGTCATGGGCCGGGCCTAAACGATGGTGACTACATTAACATGTCCATGAAAGGGGATGTGTCTAAGATTGATGAAGGTATCACGCGCAATGAATTGAAGAAAAATGGAAAACAAGATAACCAAGGCTTTGTAGTAGATGAAGACAAAAGCGAACCAGTACCATTCTCAGAAGAATAACAGGCAAGAAATCATAGCCATATCAAATCAATTAACAGAAAGAGTGCCAGAGCTACTTTCTCATTTTGATATTGAATATGAGGTCTATGACAACCGAGTGACGTTTGCCTGTCCTATTCACGGTGGCGACAACCCAACAGCCCTGAGCATCTTCACTGATGGAGACTCTACGAAGGGAAACTGGCAATGTTTTACACACCATTGTGAGTCGCAATACAAGCAAGACATATTAGGATTTGTCCAAGGGTTACTTAGCTCCACAACTGACGAAGAAGTTAATTTCGGGGGGACTCTTAAATTTGTAAAAGAGTTCCTAAACTTTTCGTTAAGCGATGTCAATATTGACGAATATCAACAGATCACCCTTGCGGAGAGAGCTAATAACATCTTTTCCAAAAAGATAGAACATAAAGGCATCGTAAAAAGAAAAGAAATAAGAAGCAGGATACAAATACCAGCACCATATTATATCAACAGAGGTTTCTTGCCGGAAACACTAGACAAGTTTGACGTTGGGTTCTGTTCGACTCCTAGGAAGCCCATGACCGGCAGGGTGGTGGTTCCTGTTTATAATGATGCTCATGAAGTAATGATAGGTTGCGTGGGCAGGGCAGTCCAGCCAAACTTTGAACCAAAGTGGTTAAATAGCAAAGGATTCAACTCTGGAGCCTCTCTCTACAATTATTGGCACGCCAAGGATCATATTTTAGAAAGTCAGGTGGCTATTTTGGTTGAGGGACAAGGAGATGTGTGGAGATTGGATGAAGCTGGTATATATAATGTAGTGGGTATGTTCGGATGTTCTCTTGGAGATCAGCAGAGACTTATTCTAGAGAGGTCAGGCGCTTTAAAACTAGTGATCATGACCGATGCTGACGAGGCTGGACAACAGGCGAGAGAAAAAATTGCAGAACAATGTCAGAGAATGTACAATATCCAGTTTATCGACTTGCCACAAAAAGACGTGGGCGACATGAGCGTTGATGAGATAAACAGCCACATTAAGCCACAGCTTGGAGCATAAAGATGTCTCAAAAAATTCTTGCCATTAGCGGTCGAAAAAGAGCCGGTAAAACTACGTGCATAAACTTCTTACATGGGTATGAGCTACAAAGGAATAATGTAATTGAAAGGTTTGCTCTAGACGACAGGGGCCAGTTGTTGGTAAATGCCACCTTCATGGACGATAAGGGTGAAGAAATTCAACAGATGGGCCTGTTCGATGTAAGCAATCGTGACCCTAGATTTTGTGAATACTGTTCTATGAATGTATGGCCCTTTGTTAAAGCCTATAACTTTGCTGATGCTCTCAAGTCTATAGCCATTAATTTTTTTGGGCTAACACATGAACAGTGCTATGGATCTGAGAAAGCAAAGAATACCCCATCGCTGGTTAAAGATTTTACGGCAAGAGAATTTCTCCAACATTTTGGAACTGATGTTTGTCGCTCCTTAAAAGAAGACATATGGGTTGACTTTTGTATTAATCAGATTAAATCCGAAGAAAGCTCATTGGCTCTAGTGGGGGATTGTCGTTTTCCAGATGAAGTGGAGGCTGTCCAGAAAACTGGTGGCAAAGTGATACGTTTAACCAGATCGCTTCACGAAGATTCCCATGTTAGCGAAACGGCGCTGGATACTCATGAGGGGTTTGACGCTGTCATCGACAATCAAGATATGACAATCGAAGAACAATCAAAGGCTCTATTAAACACTCTTGGCGAATGGGGCTGGCTAGAGTCCGTGTAAAACAGGGCGCTAGAATAAAGGAATTCCATGTTAGTTGCATACATAAGAAGCTCATCATACAATAGTTATGACTATTGTCAGCAGCAGTATTATATAAACTACGTTTTGGGTTTTCCTTCTACGTCTGGCAAGAAGGCTCAACAAGGAACCATTGTCCACAAGGTGATGGAGTGTCTATCGGCTTGCAAGAAAAGACTCCAGAGCCTTCCAGAGTCTGGCCTGATGAGTGTCACAGATGATGCACTTGGAAGGATTACATTTACCCACAGTAAACTTTTTTCTGACAAGTTTGTTGATGAATTGGTCGATAAAAGCTTTGAGCACTACACCTCCAATTGTATTCACTCATATACAGACAAGGACAAAAGAGATTGCCGTAAATGGACGTGGCTGGGACTACACTACAACGGTGGTCAGTTTGACCCAAGGAACAGAGAAATTGTAGACACTGAGCCACACTTTGATATTGAGATAGATGAACCTTGGGCCGAGTACAACTACACTTTTGAAGACGGCACAGAATTGAAGGGGAAGCTAGCCATAAAGGGGACAATAGATCTTGTCACTAAAGTCGAAGACGGGGTTATAGAAGTTGTAGATTGGAAGACTGGTCGAAGAATTAATTGGGCCACAGGCGAAGAAAAAGACTATAATAAACTAGAGAGTGATCCACAATTGCTTCTCTATTATTACGCTATCTCTAAGCTATATCCTGATTACGATCAGGCCATAATGACCATTTTCTATGTCAAAGATGGAGGACCATTCTCCCTGTGCTTTGATGATGGGTCTAAAGAACTATTCCTTAAGATGCTCAGAAAGAGATTTAACGAGATAAAGAATAACAAAAGCCCTAAGTTATTGTCACAGAATCAATCGCATTGGAAGTGTACTAAGCTGTGCGATTATTTTAAGAACAACTGGGAAGGTACAGATACCAATATATGTAGGTATGTTCAAGAGCATATCAAAAAACATGGTATCGAAAGGACAAACGTAGAGTGTACCAAACCAGACTTTAACATAGGGTATTATGATGCTCCCGGTTAAATACTTTACAAACGACGAGATCAGCGAGATACTTTCAGTACCAGAATGCATAGAAATTGTTGAAGACCTGTTCAAGAATATTGAACAAACACAAATGCCACCAAAAGTATACATGGATATACCTAATGGTGATTTTAGAGCCATGCCAGCAATAGTAAAAAATACAGCGGGTATAAAATGGTGTGGCGTCCATCTAGATGAAACAGGCACAAAAAGAAAGATCAATATTTTTGCTAAAGTGTTGATCAACGAGGTGGACTCTGGCAAACTGCTTGCCATTTTAGACGGAGAGACACTTACTGCAATTCGGACAGCCGCCGTTACTGGAGTCGCAACCAAATATTTGTCTCGCAAATACGCCAAAATAGCAGCATTCATTGGCTGTGGCAACCAAACACTGAGACAGATAGAGGCTGTTCTGTCGGTGAGAGATATTAAAGTTGTGAGACTTTTTGACCTTAACAAAGATCGTGCAAATAAATTAAAAGAGGATCTGAGTTATTTACAAGTTAGACAATCTGACCCAATAGAGATAGAGGTTTACCAAAACTTGGAAGACTGTCTGTGGGACAGCGACATAGTCACAACCCTAACCCCTTCTCGCAAGCCATTTATTAAGCATAGGTGCTTAAAGCCAGTAGTTCACATCAACGCCGTGGGTGCAGACGCAGCAGGAAAAAGAGAACTGCATCAGTGTGTGCTAGACAACGTTGATCTGGTATCATTTGATGAGTGGGTGCAGTGTTCGCACTCTGGAGAAATACAGTATGCAAAAAAAAGGAAGATCTCGCAAATATGGTGTCCCATTGCAGAGATTATTCAGGGTAGGGTAGAAACGGACGGCTGCAATACTACGTTATTCGACGCCACAGGACTAGCTATAGAGGACGTTGCAACAGCACGATACATTTATGAAAAATTCAACAGAACGAAGTAATATTGTAGAAGTACCCTTTACCGAGGAAATGGTAAAGAGCGCTAGGACTAAAGCCAAAAGTCTAGGAAAGATAAATAATTCCATTTTGAAGGGCAAGGGAAATTTTGCTGGTTATCTCGGTGAGGAAATTGTTGCCAGCTATATCCAAGCCGAGATAATTAGTAATGATGAGGGTGAAGAAAAATACAATCACGACCTGACAAAAGACGGAAAAAAGATAGAGGTTAAGTCTAAGCGCAGAACTGTTCCCCCTAGAGGCCACTATGATGCGTCTGTAGCAGAAACTAGTGCGCACCAAAAGCCCGACTTGTACATATTTACCAGTATTCAATTTAAAGGAAACAAACCTGTTAAAGCTTGGATTTGTGGACAAAAGGACGCAAAAGAATATTTTGAACAGGCGACCTTTTATGCAAAGGGAGATGTTGACCCTTCTAATGGATGGAAGGTTTCTACCGATTGCCACAATTTGTCATATATGGATCTTGATCTCGTAGGAAGCTAAAATGCCAATTTGGACACCGCTACATTTGCATACCCATTACAGCTTGCTGGACGGTCTCTCTAAGCCTTCGCAAGTCGCAGAACGCTGTGAACAGCTTGGATACGATGCGTGTGCCGTAACGGATCATGGGACGATTTCAGGAGCCGTCTCATTCGTTAGGGCGATGAACGCAAAGAACATCAAGCCCATCCTTGGGTGCGAGTTTTATTTATGTGGCCAAGACCCCTGTATAAAAGATAAAACCAATAGAAAGCTTAGCCACTTAGTAGTTCTAGCTAAGAACTTCAAAGGCTGGAGGAAGCTGATAGAAGCAACTTCTGCAAGTAACGACGAGGAAGTATTCTATCACAAGCCTCGCCTAGATCTTGACACCCTAGCTGAATACTGCGACGGAAACTTGATTAGCTTTTCTGGCCATCTAGGTAGTCAGCTAGCTGATATCATCTTTTCAGACGCCAAATCAGCTTACGGGTCTACAACCTATGAAGAAGCCAAGTCTTTTATAGATCCTGATTGGATTGTCAAAACTACCCAGCTTGCTGAAAAATATAGTGAGATATTCGGAAGGGGCAATTTCTTTCTTGAGATCCAGCTTATTGATCAAGACATGTCCCCTGCTCAAAAAATTACAGCAGAGGGACTTAGATATATCAGCAAGAAAACTGGCATACCCTGCGTGGCTACTGCCGACTCTCATTATGCCTCCTGCGAAGACGCCTCGGACCAACGAGTCCTGCTGTGTTCTGCCGTGAGAACCACGCTCAGAAAAGTGCAATCTAAATTAGACAATGCGGAAGATGTGGGTCTAGGATCATTTTTCAGATCTGATAAGTATCACATACCCACAGAAGAAGAAATACAGGAAATCAATACCGAGGCAGAAATACACAACACCAAGTTGATTTCCGACATGTGTGAGGCTTATGACATATTAGACAAACCCATGCTTCCAAAATTCACATGCCCAGATGGAATGTCTGAAGAAGGCTATCTAAGGCATTTATGTAGAGACGGGTGGAAGGACAAATTAGTTTCGCAAAATAAAATTCTAGATCCTTCTCGGTCAGAACTATACGCAGACAGAGTTAAAGAGGAACTGTCTGTTATACAAAAAGCCAATTTATCAGGCTATTTTCTTATTGTGCGAGACATCGTAGACCACGTAAAAGCCAAGAATTGGTTGCCGGGACCGGGAAGAGGATCTGCCGCAGGTTGTCTTGTATCCTACCTTGTTGGTATAACAAAAGTAGACCCGATAGAATACGGCTTGATGTTTGAACGCTTTTACAACGCTGGTAGAAATACAGACGGCCATATATCATTGCCAGATATTGATATTGATGTTCCTGCCAGCAAGCGCGAAGGCGTAAT